TATCGCATGGACAATGGTGACAAAACTATTGTGCAAAATCACGAAAACACTATTTATGCAATTACTTCAACAGGAACCGCAATCATGAATGTTTTGGTCATTACAAAGTGAGCATGGATGTTGCAACAGTTATCTACTCCTATTTTTTCATAGGTGTGGCATTCCTTGCTGGTTTGGGAATTATTGCAAAACATACAATCTCAAAACACACTGAGGTTTTGAAAGATAAACTTTCGCGCATTGAATATGCACTTTACAATGATGGGGCAACTGGACTCATCAACAAAGTTGAGGAACTCCTAGAAAACCAACAATCCATCCGCCTTGATGTTGAAATCATGAAAGCGCAATGGGAAATCAAACCACCAAGGAAATCAAGGGCGGTCAAATGACAGTTGATCAAGTTCTCAAAGCGGCAGGATCCAAAGTCGGCGTTGTTGAAGGCGGCGGCAAGGATGGCAAGTCTGGCAACATTGTTTGGGTATGGGATTGGTGGAAATCAGTCACTGCTCGCAATCTGCAAGGTTCGCCTTGGTGTGCTGGCTTTGTCTCTTGGTGCTTCTCACAGGCTAAGGCTTCTTCCCTGATTGCAGCTGAAAACTCTCATGGCTTTGTCAGCGTAATCAATGGACTTGCCTACTTCAAGAAGAAGAAGCAACTTGTCGATGCCAAACACGCAAAGCCTGGTGATGTTGTTTTCTTTGACTTTGATGGTGCAGGCATTCCTGACCATGTCGAACTTGTTGAATCCAACGATGGCAAATTCCTGACAACTATCGGCGGCAATACATCGCCAGGAGATACAGGTTCTCAAAAGAACGGTGGCGGTTGCTATCGCCGCAAGCGAGCAATTGACAAAACAATCATTGGCGTTGGGCGACCTGCCTGGCTTGCCCTAACCCCTACAAAGTAAGGAAAACAAAATGAAGATTGATCCAAAGAAACTCAAATCCCTTGCCCTGACTTATTTTAGCCTTTCCTTGCCGATTGCCACAGTTGCTTTCACTATGAATGCAACAACACCAGTCAAAATCTTTTCATTCATCTCAGGATTGCTTGCAGTAATTATTCGCCAAGTCAATCCAAATGACCCATTCACCGCCAACATTTTGACAATTGCAAAGACTCAAGTTGATGCCGAGATTGTCAAGAAGTCAGCAAAGAAATAGGTTGCACAGACTTTTCAAATGACAGTTCAAGGGTTGATTCTCAACCCTGAAACCAAGCAAGCAGCTTCCCTTCTCGCCGAAGTGACCTTCAATCGTTATCGCAACAATCCTGGACATTACAGGAACACTGCGAGCAGCCATCTTGTCGGTCATCTCGGCGAGTTTGCTGCATTCATTTGGCTAAGAGACAACGGCTTTGAACCACAGGCTTGTTTCAGCGATCCAACCAAAGACAAGGAATGCGACATCATTTCCAACATTGGGCGAGTGGAAGTCAAAACTTGGTCGGCAAAACATTGGGAGCAATGGGGTCGTTGCGTGTCAGTTTCACAGTATGCTTCCATCAAAAGAAAGGCTGACTTCATCTTTTGGTGCACAGTTGATGAGGTAGAGTCTGAAACTCCAAAAGTTCAATTCAGGGGATGGTGCAATGTGTCAATCTATGAAGGAATGGAACCGATTATGACCGGCGGTGCTGATCGTCAGGTTCTCAATTATCAGCTTGAAGAATCTCAACTCACATCAGTGAGCAAACTCAAATGATGCGCCAAGATATTCTTGACGAAGCATCTCGCCTGACTCATGGTGATCGTGACAAGAACTATGGAACGCCTCTTGTCAATCATCAACGAATCGCCGCCATTTGGTCGGTCATTCTTGGCATGGAAGTAACACCAAGCCAGGTTGCACTTTGCATGGCAGGAGTCAAGATTGCTCGACTTGTTGAAACTCCCGACCATGAAGATTCTTTTGTTGATGCCTGCGCTTACCTTGCCATTGCTGGCGAGATTGTTGGTGCACAATGAGGAACATGGCGATTCTAGTTCCAAGCCGTCACCGACCACACAACATTGCCGAACTCATCAAGTCATTAGATGAAGTTGAAACTGAATCAGATTTGATTGTGATTGTCGATGACGATGACAACCAAATGGATGCCTATTTGGAACTTGGTTGCGACATTTGGGTTGTCGAACGCCAAGGCAAAGGCATGGCAAAGCCATTGAACTTTGTCGCTAATCAACTTGTTGATAAATACCGCCACTTTTGTTTCCTTGGCGATGACCACAGACCACGAACAAAGAATTGGGACACGCATTTCATCAATGCTCTTGATGAATTAGGCACAGGGCTTGTCTATGGCAATGACTTGCTACAAGGCGAAAACCTTGCCACTGCCGTTGCGATGACTGGCGACATTGTCAAAGCCTTGGGTGGGATGGTTCCGCCTGACATGATCCATTTGTATCTTGACAACTTTTGGATGCAATTAGGCAAAGACTTGGGCGCTTTGCGATATATGGGACACATCATCCTTGAACACTTGCATCCAGTTGCAGGCAAAGCCGAATGGGATGCCGGATACCAAGAAGTCAACGCGCAGGAAATCTATTCAGCTGATGCCAAAGCATTTCACGAATACATCACTGGCGATAAATATGTGAAACTTTTGAAAGCGTTGCAGCCATGAAGATTCTGATCACAGGCGATGCAGGTTTTGTTGGTCGCCATTTCCGCCGAAAGTTTGAATCGCAAGGTCACACAGTTGTTGGAATTGACATTGCCAATTCAATGCCGATGGATGCTCGCGATTTCTTTCGCAAAGACAACACTTATTTTGACAAGGTGATTCACTTGGCTGCCGTTGTTGGTGGTCGCAAAATGATTGAAGGTTCACCGCTTTCATTGGCAGTTGATTTATCTATCGATGCCGAACTCTTTGGATGGGCGCTGCGAACAGAACCAGGGTGCATCACTTATTTCTCATCCTCAGCTGCTTATCCCATTGATTTGCAAACCAAGAATGAGACCAATGCTTTGCATGAGTCCGACATTGATTTGATGGCGATTGGAACTCCTGACCTTTCCTATGGTTGGGCAAAGTTGACTGGCGAGATGTTGGCAGCTCATGCAAGAAAAGCAGGATTGACAGTTCATGTCTATCGCCCATTTTCAGGCTATGGAAGTGACCAGGCACTTGATTATCCATTCCCATCTTTCATTGATCGTGCCAAGAGAAAAGCCGACCCATTTGAGATTTGGGGAGATGGCACTGCCGTTCGAGATTTCATCCATATTGATGACATCATCAATGCCAGTCTTGCAGGATGCGAAGCCGACATTGAAATTGCCAATCTAGGCACTGGGCGAGCGACTTCATTCAATGAATTGGCGAGCCTAGTTTGCGAGTTGGCAGGATATAAGCCAGGAATCCTACACTTGCCTTCAGAACCCGTAGGAGTCCACTACAGGGTCGCAGAGCCTTCCTACATGGAAACCTTCTACCGACCACGCTTTTGCCTTGAGGAAGGCATCCAACGCGCTTTGTTGGCTTGAGCCTGCCTCGCCCTAGGTTCGCCAACGAATAGAAATGACCCCTGACTTCGGTTGGGGGTCATTTCCTATTTGTGGCAAGACTCGCCCGACTATTGAGAAAATTGCCTATTGACAGGATTTGACATGTCGGTGCTAGGATTATGCCAACAAGAAGAACTCGGAGTTCTTCGACAAAGGAGCGAGAAAATGAAACTAGAACCAACAAGTGAAAAAGTTCAAATCAAATGGTTTTGGGTTGCATCAGATGGCACAAAATATCGCAACAACAAAGGTTTCATTCACAATGCTTGGGATGTAACTTGTTCTTGCGGTTGGGAATCAGCAAGTGGCGGCGCAATTCGCGCATCAATTCAACGAGATGTTGACAGACACAAATGGCTCACTCATAACTACGAATGGAATTATTCAACAAAGGCGGTTGCATAATGACTGCACTTCTTGAATCAACGCCATTGACAACAAAAAAAAGAGCTGAAGTCCTCACTTGGATTTCTAGCGTTCGCAAGAATCCAGCAATTTTGGATTTGCTTCATCCTGAAACAGCTCGATTTTGGAAAGAGGAAATCAGAGTTGTTGAAGTTATGGAAAAACTATTGCTTCGCTCAATTGACTCATTTGATGCTTGCACATCCGACATGAGCGAGCAAACAAAGATGAGCACAGTCTTTTCATCAATCAATAGCGACCTAACTTTTCTCAATAAGTCATGGGGCGACATGAACGAATTACTTGATGCAAAACTTTTGAAAGTAGGCAAGCGATGATTCCAATTCTCATCATCTTGACCATGTCAACATTCTTGTTGATTACCTGGCTTGATTATAAATTCAACACCAATGACGATTTTGATTCAGTTCAAGAGTGGCACAACTTCCAAGGCGCATTCGATAAGAAAAGGAAACCATAATGTCAGGCACAACTTTCATGATGTTCATTATTGCATTTTCAACAGTCAGTTTTCTCATTGGCGGTTTCATCGAATGGGATGCCAATCGCGATCTTCGCAAAGCATTGTGGTCAGCTCTTCGCGAGAACGAAGAATTGCGCCAACTTATTCATGACAACAATCTTGGCAATCCGTCTGCTCGGGCAAAGAACTGATGAGCAAAGCCAAGCAAAAGGGCACATCGGCTGAGACTGCGCTCGTTCGATTTTTGCAGGGACAGGGGTTTCCTGGGGCAGAACGGCGAGCACTCGGCGGTGGGGGTGCTGGTGAGGACTTAGGTGACATCACTGGCACTCCATGCCTTGCTTGGGAAGTAAAGAATCACGCCAGTTACAAAATCCCTGCATGGCTTCGAGAGGCGCAGATTGAAGCTGAGAATGCAAAGGCAGATTTTGGCATCTTGGCAGTCAAGCCAAATGGCATCGGCTTGACCAATGCCGGCAACTGGTGGGCAATCATGTCAATGGCAGACATGGTTCGCCTATTGCGTGAGGCAGGCTACGGTGATCCAATTGCTTAGTGCATTGACAAACTCACCACGCTTTGATGATGCTCAATGCAAAACTGAGCCGAATCTCGATTTCTTCTTTCCTGAATCATTGCTGGAATGGAAAGAGAGAATGCCACGATTGAAACAACTATGTGGCAGCTGCATTCATCGCGAAGAATGTCTTTCCTACGCAATGGAAAATGAAATCAAAGATGGATTTTGGGGCAACACAACGCCGGAGCAACGACAAGTTCAATTCACAGTCAAGGAGTATCGCTACACCAAAAGAATCAAGGAAATCACCACTCTTCTATCCATAGGCTTCACAAAGGAACAAGTGGCAAAGCGTTTGGGGATTCAAATTGAATCATTAGATCGCACACTTGACCGAGCGAGGCAAAAAGGAGTCATCAAATGAACCGTTCACTTTCAACCATTCTTTTCAGTATTTGTGCAATTGCCATTCTCTTGGTCATTTCCATCACCAATGGAATCTATGAACCAAAGCCAGCACCACAGATTCAAGTCATTGAAATCAATCAGGCAATTTTGTTGAGCGATAAACAAAAGGTCACTCTTTTCATTGATGAGTTGATGATTCCACGCCAGGCAAAATGCTTGAAGTGGATTTTGACCAAGGAATCTCACATGAATTCCAAAGCCAAGAATCCACAGTCAAGCGCCAAAGGCGTGGGGCAGTTGCTTGATTCGACATACAAGAACATTGGACTCAAGCATTCAGCTGATCCAATGGCTCAAGTTGTGGCATCGATTGCATACATTTCAAGGCATTATGGAAGTGGAAGCGCCTGCGCTGCCAAAGCCTTTTGGCAAAAACACTCTTATTACTAACCACAAACACAAGAAACAGGGGAAAGAAATGTCAACTCAAATCAATCAAAGCATGGTTGACCTTGATGCAACTTCAGCAGCGTTTTTGACTGCTTACATCGAGGCAAAAGA